TTCACCGTCAAGGGTAATCTTGTTACCGCCACCAGTAAGTGTCTTACCTGAGTTTATTACTAATGAATTTACATTAGGAGCTGGTCCATCTAATGTGACATCATGGTTTATTATGACATCATCGTTTACCCCTACACCACCAGTTATTACCGATGACCAGTTACCGGGCCCAGAGGATGTAACTGGCATTCACTAAATAGTCCCCTGTAAGAATACTTTACAATTCAAAGCTGCAAAATCAGCAGTACCTGAAGCTCTTTGCAAAGTAACTGCAATATACTTAAGGCCTGTAGTTGAAATTGATTTCAAAGAACCTGAATTGTTAGCGATAGTAATATCATCACCAACTTGTACCCATTTACTGTTTGTCACAGGCGTTGCTTCTGGAGAATCAAATAACGTCCCCCATACTCTACCAGTTAAAACTACACCAGATACATTCTTTACTTGGATAGTAGCCCTATCATATGTAGTTGTATTAATTTGAGTTAATACTGCTACATCTGCTGAGTCGTTAATACTAACTGCAGTTTCGTTTTCTATAAGTGATGTTTTTGATGTTGCACTGTGCCTTGACGTACTAATTTTATTAGCCATTAATCAGCTCTCTTAGCTTTCTTCAAGCCTTTGGGCTTTTTAACTGTTTCGCATTTACAGACGTTTTTGCATTTGTAACTACCTTTTGGACAGTCTACTTTTTCTTGCTTGATTCCAAAAGTTTTGCCGCGAGTTCTAACCCCGCCGCCGACTTCCTTAGTCCCAACTTCAGTGAGGACTTCAAATTGGTCTGGTTTGGCAAGAAGTTTTTCAACAAATTCTTTGAATCTTTTGTTATGTTCATCAAATTCATAGACTTGAGACGTCTGGAAGGCAATAGGTAGCCCCCCATCAGTCCTAATGAAAACAGGCCTAGTCCCCTTGTACCTAATTTTAACCATAATAACATAGCTCCAATTAGATTTAAGAACTTAGTTCCAGTCCGCGAATTAATCCCTGTGATTTAAACTTAGTACAGATGATTTCACCAGCAGTCATGAAAGCATAGTTTCTCTTCAATGCTTGCACGTTTGCTAAATCTTCTTGTGCTAAGAAAGTAGTTGGTGCTGCAACCTTGATGTACAACTCTTTCATATCTAATAATAGAATTGGTCCCATACTTGCAGTTGAACCACCGCTAGATGATGTTAATGCATCTGCCATGTGTTGTGTTGCGTAGATTGGTATACTGTCATAGTATCCCATTCTTCCATCTAAGTTCATACCGGGTTCTGATTGAACTCCGTTAGTTCCTTTTGGAGCTTGTGCTTCTAGAGCCATTCTCCATGTTGCTCCTGCACCACTGCCTTTTGTAATTAATTGTTTTAATTCAGTTAGCTGTTGGTGACCCATCAAGAAAATTAAGTCACTGTATTGTGCGCCATTTTCTATTGCATTTTGAATAGTTGCATCAAGTAAATCTAATGTCAATGCTCTTTCAGTTTCTGCTCTAGAACCTGCACTTCCTGTAAATGCTCCGTTGTTAACGTATGCATCAGACCATGAAGCTCCTGCATCTCTGTCTAAATTGTAAACGTCCATTTCATTAGAATCATAAGAAGCCAAATCTAACTGTCCGTGGTTACCTACAATCCTGTAAAGAGTTTCCATATTGTCTCCTGCTACTCCTGCTGCTGGTTGAGCCAACAACATTTTATCAATGTAAAAAGAGTGTGCTTCTGCTGCTTGCGCTCTTAAGAAAGTTGCTAATCCTTTAATTCCATCATCAGCTTCTGAAAGCAATGCTGCTTTAGTTGTAACTGTGTAAGGGCTTACAATTTCGTTGATGTCAGCTTCTACAAGTGCTAGGTCTGGTACATCTCCAGTTCCAAATCCTGCTCCTTCTGCTACACCAAGGTTAGATGCTGATGCAGTTCTTGCAGTCAGTACTCTCCAACCAGATTGTGTCCAACCTTCTTTTCTGAAAAGCTTGAATACGTCAGATTTAGTGTTTAGCTGATTAAAAACAGATGCCCCATACATTGTGTTAAAGTATGCTGCGTCTGAAGTTCCAGTACCATCTGTACGTAGTTCGTCATTTTTCTTTATGCCGTATCTTGCTGAGATATCTAAACCGCCGCGATAGTAAGCATTGACGTAATCCTCAAAACTCATTCCAGCCATTCTAGAAACCTCCTGTTATGTTTTTGTCTGCTTTCATTCTATCGATTTCCTCTAGTGATTTTGATACATTCAAGAAGTCAATTTGCTTTTGTTCTTCAGCTTTTGGAGCTGGAGCAGGTGTTGCTTTCTTTCCTGTATAAACGTTAATACCGTGTTTCTTCAAGGTTGCTAAAGATTTTTCTAAGTCTTCGATTTTTGTAGATTTCTCTTCTTCTTTCTCTTCATACATCTTTTCTTCTTCTTCTTCTTCCTCTTCTTCAGGTTCTTCTTCCTCTTCTTCCTCGTCTTCTTCGGCTTTCTCTTCGCCCATATCTTCAAGGTACGCGAGTACTTCTTTTAGCTTAGCAAGGGTGTTTTCCATGTCTTTCATTAGTGCCTCTTCCTTACCAAGTTCAACTGGCTCTTCTAATCCAGCAGCTAATTCAACTTCCTCTGTTTCAACGATTTCTTCGTCGGTAGATTTAGCATGATTGCCACCACAACTGCATTCTGTCATGTATATAGACTGAGAAAAGGGTATATAAGTAATCGAAACTTTCCGGAAACTACCTTTTCTTGTTCCAAGAAGGTTTCTTTCCCCTTCTTAATCTTTCTTTTGGTTTCCAGCCTGCATCAGACATACGCCTACGTAATTTTTGACCTGAACTATCTCGCACTCTACTTGGACTCAACTTTGGTCCGCGACCTGCGTATTTTCCGGGATTTCTCCAAAGCTCTGCGCAAAATGCCTCTGGGTCTCTTACACTTTGAAGACCTTCATAGTTTCTAAGCTTTAATGCATTCCTACGACAATCTGTCATAAATGCTCGCATAGCTCCTCGCGTCCTTCCTGTCCTTGGTGCTTTACTAATTTTATTAATACCTTTCTGAACTTTACACTTTCTAATACCTGCAATGTCCCATATGTGTTTGTCAATCTTTCCTAGTATGTCTGTTACACTACTTGTACTCCACATCTTACAAGACCAATACCTTGCCTTATGTTTAGGTCCGGGACTATTACAATTGTGTCTTGCTCTAAAGTTTCTACGTTTGTCAGGACTATCACGCTTGATGTCCATCTTAGGGTCTCCAAACTTTACTTGAACTATATTTCCTTTATCGTTTTTTACGTAAACCCCAAATTTCTTGTTCTCACTCTTTAACCGAAAAGGCTTGTTAAGATTCACTTTCCTGCCTTGATACTCAGCTTTTAACAACCTTGATTCATCATGTTCTTCTATTACTTCAAATGGAAACTCTTCTACTGCACCTACGTGTTCTTCGTAATCACCTAACATTAATACAGGACCATCTTTGTATGCCATCCAGTGATGTCCCTTTGGTGCTTTAACTTTTACAGAAGCTACTGCTTTTCCTAAAGGCACACAGTTAGGAACTTTCTTGCCTCTTAGCATCTTAGTTCCTATCATTTCATACCCTGCTTCACAAGGTTTCTTTTTTATCATGTCAAGAATGCTATCTAGTTCTTCATTCATTTTACTAAATCTTCTAGCTTGTATTGCTCGCTCTTGATTTACTGCACCTGCGCGCGTAGAATGACAACCTAATAATTTTTTATCTTTTTTAGCAAATAAACAATACTTCTTTCCCCTGCGTGCTATTATTTTTTCTAACATTCCCTCTACTTCATCTAATGTTACTTGCTTTGTCACCTTGATAGGTTCTTGTTCTTTTGCTGCCGCTACTTGTGTAACGGTAGCTTCTGGGTTAGCTGGTCTGTTGCCAACCCATGATACGGACCAAAGAGACAACTCGGAGATGTTGTTGTGGCAGACGTCTCCTTCGCAGACCTTCTCTTGTTTTTCGGCTTCCCCTCTAATAGAGGAGCCACCCTTGTCACCGTAAATCTTCATCTCTTCCCATACTCTGTCATGCATAGGAAGCTTGTTGTGTACTCCAACTCTAATCTTGACTTTACCGTCTTTAACCTTATATGCAAGAGGAAGACCCACTGGCATCTCCTCATGCTTGTATGAATAAACCCCGTATTTCATATAGAAATCCATGGACTCTTTTATTGTGTCAGTTCCTATCTTGTCGTTCTGTTTGTCGATAATAGGTGAAGAAATATATGTCTCTAAGATTCTCTCGTTATACCACTCTGGTCGATAGACCTGCCACTTAGTATTCTTAGCATCTGCCACGGCCTAAGATTAACTACGTGTATATAAACAATAATTACTTTCCGGAAGCCTGTTTTTTCATGCGATGTCCTACACGCATAACTTCACTTTCTAACTTTTTCATTCCTTTACGCCTTGCATTAGTAAAAGCAAAAGTACCTTGTGAAAATGGTTGATTAAATTCAATTTTCAATGCCATGTATTTTGCTCTATCTTGTGTACTATACATCTCTGCATTTCCTCCAGACCACTTATTAACATAAGGATTTAAATTAGTGTCATAATCGTCTGTATATGCTGGCATAGTTACATACCCTCCATACTCCATAATACCTGCCGCAGGATGTGTAGACTTAACTGTAATAAATACATTGTTACCTCGCCTTGTTACAACAGATGTAAAACTCTTTTTTAATTTACCTGTAACGCTATCAAACTTTGTAAACAACCTTTTGATACCGTCTTCCTTAATATCCTCTGCAACATTTTTACCAGCTTCCATTAATATTTTATTCCAGTTACTTTGCTTCTTCCAAAAATTAAGAGTTCTTGAAAATCCCTTACCGCCTTTAACGGTCATTGTCGTTTTCATTGATAAGACGCTACTTCTTCAACAGATGCATCACCGTACTTTTCTTTCCACTTTCTATTTACTTCCTGTGCAGCTTTCTGCCTCATTAACATCCTACTATTCTT